AAAGGAATTTCATCACTCGCTTGTGCTAGTAAACAACTCCCCCGCTTGGGAGGAGAAAAACCTAGCACAGGTTTTATCTATTGAAATTCCTTTTGACAGGAATCTCTCAAGCGAGGGCTCTTAGCCTAGGGCGCACAAATACGGTACACGCCCCGGACTGCGCAAATATCAATAATCTCTACTAGCTAAAATTAATATTCCCCAAGTACAATGAGGTACACTAGATTACTCTTCTATCTAACTTATTCGGTTCTGCAGTGACTTACCTATGGCGTAGTGGTCCAGGGGTTCTAAGTTAGCTATCACTAGGAGCTGGGCTTACCATGCTACCCCCGAAGATCCCGACAAAATGGATCTAAGGGTTGGATTCGCTACAAAGAACATTACAGGCCTAACCTGGGTTTACACATCGCTTCTTGGGCAATCTCGATATCTTATATCAAAATTGCTTGCTATAGGGTGAGGTGTCAAACTCTGTTTAGCAGATAAGTTCGATAGTTAAGCAACATCTAATGTATGCTAATTCTAAACATTTAACATAAAATATTTAAAGAATGGCGAAAGTTCTTACTCGAACCCGTTCTCGCCAAGAACGGGCTCAGGACGCTCAGTACACTCGAAGTGATACTTGCCGGTACAAACCACAGGTCCCTTACGACTTGCTGCTTTAAGAGTAGCATTCTTAAGGGTATACTGCGCTGAGTACTCCTTTCCATTATAAGAGTAAGAATAACTAGTACCCGACGAAGTGGTGTGAATAACAGGCTCTTGGAGCTTATAAACACGCGACGACAGCGGCCAATAGTTAGATAGGCCAGAAACCCGAAGATTGTCTGGCCGGAAGTAAAAAGTAATGTTGGCATAATCAGTCTCAGCAAAAGTGGAAGTCCGACCACTATCTAACAAGAGTATAAGGTATGCTCTTGGTAGACGTTGATCATGGATTCCACCAGAACTTGGAAGATCTACATATGCCCGCCCAAGGAGTTCAGTGCCAAAGACACATCGTCCCGGGACTATCATGTCGACATGACCGGCGTTCGGAATAACAACCTGAGTTGGCAGATATGCCCGAGCGTCAGATATAGTCTTAGGAACTGCATCAGCATGATAGACTTCGTCACTACTTTCTACAAGGAGAGCTTGAAAATGTGCGGTAGAGGGACAAGTTACAAACACGCGACTATGCCAATCAAAGTTCGCCCGATTATAATGACGAATATCATCCCACACTCTCTTACCAAACGTCATAGCGTCGAGACGCAATGATATGGCTCGAGTTGTCGATAGAGGCACTCGGAAGTGGTAAGCTTCAAACCAACGATCAGCGTCATCGGTCACCTTGATCCCCAAATTGTTTTTAGGAATTGTGGGGTGCAGGTCAAGGCCGCCAATATCGGCATGTGCAGGATCCGCTTTTTCAAATTTTTCTGGAGCATCATCTTTCTGGTTATCTTCGACATCATTGTCTCCCATCTGCTCTTCAAATACTTCAGTAGTAGTGGCATCATCGTATGGAATACGCGGAATATGAAATCTACATTGACTAATGTTATAATCAATGGAAATGTCATAATCATCGATAATCATACCGGCCATTAATCTCAGATCGAAGTACTTAGAGTTTGTAGATGGAAGCCAAGCTGCAACTTCTTTGAGATTAGACGGCATGTGGAATGTTTCAAAGACTATAGGTCCCTGTGCAGGGTCCCACTCAAGAATAGGAGCACCTGACCACATAAACCCACGCTGTCGAATTTCAAAGATTGCAGTCGATAACTTTGAAGGAGTAGCAGATAGACGCCACTCTATAACAAACGATCCCCGATGACATCGATTCAGAATATCATGTTTATCTTTGACACCAGTAAAGGAGAAGCTAGGAACCAACGGTGTTTTAGCGCTTGTATTAGCAATATGAACCCACCGACTATCTCTGTCAGTCAGTGGGCCCATATCCTGCAAGTCAGCTCTAAATCCACTGTGTGGCCCTCCCCACTCAATTAGGTGTAAATCATCATCATGATCCGCATGCACTGCACTAGAATCATCTCCCATTTGCTCCTCAAAGGTTTCATCTAACTCACTTCGGTAAGTATATGGATCCTCTGAGAAACAATCAGTGATAATCCCTTGCTTTACAAGAGAGCGATAGTGATCAACACGCTGGGTCAAGCGAGCGGGGTTATTAATGTTATATAAACGTGGAAACAGATAACACATACAAAAATGAACGGGTATTTGAGATGGACCTCCCTCGTATGTTACAAGGGCAGTTTTCTGTTTTATCGCAAGCATAGTGACTCCAGAACCAACAACAGTATCAGGATGCCATAAAAAGTAGAGAACAGGTTTCTTAACAGGATCCCAGAAAAACTGGAACTGTCCGTTTTCTACAGTTATAACAAACTGAACCTTGCATAGCATTGGAGGTCTACACTCTAGGCGAATAATTCTATCTCTAGGTAAAGTGCCAATCTTTTTGAAAAGAGTAGTCCAGTTGGTATCAGCAGACTCAGAATTACGGTAGAGATAAGGATTACTATCTGGGCTAGGTGGAATAATTTGTTTACGAGGGCCCCATTCATTAGCGAATTTAGCTATATTAATCGAGGGATGAAATTGTAAATTTTCTGGACTCCACAACTGATTACGATCAATACATTGTAAATCAATTACATCAACTTCGCCATCTGGGGTGTACAAACGGTGGGTCTTAAACCTAGATATTTGGGATTCACGCTTAAAGGCTTTCTTGTCAATCGGATCGGAAATAGCATCTCCAGCTTTTGAAGGCTGTTGAACATTTCCGGTCTGGTCTGCTTTCTTTTTCAAGTCTTTAGCGTTACTCGCAGGTAATATCTGGGTTTCGTCCCGTTGAACTGGCTCTCTCACTTTTCCTAGTAGCTTTGCAGCATCGGGATGGCGAGTGAGCCATTTCAACTGGCGTTTTTCGCGTCTCCATTTAGAGTTGGCTTGGACACGCTGGGAAATATTGTAGAACATGCGTTTAATCCCCCCAAGGAGGGACTTCGCACCTTCTACAATAAAGTTACTAGATGCTTCTTTGACTGCAGGAGCAAGGTTAGACACCACGTTCTGCATCATAGAAGCACCCCCAGTTTCAGCTACGGCACCAGCCAAAGCTGTCGCCATCTGTTCTTCAAACTCCTCAACAATAGTTGGTAACTTTTGCTGAAGATGGGTTCTCCGAACAGGGTGAACATTTTTGCGGTGTTTTGCTAGCCATGCATCACGAATGTGTTTTTGTCTGCGACTCTTATTTAGTTTGTAAAGCAAGCGCTTAGCACCTCTAGCAAGGTGTTTAGCGCCCTTTACAACTACATTGGTCGCAGCAACTTCCATTTGTTCTGCATATTCATCAACATAGTCGGAAGGACCTTGTTGAAGTCTAGCTTTTCTGGCAGCGCGGTTCTTACGTTGTCTCTGGCCTTTACTAAATTTTGGAGGAACTCCATTGTCTTGATATGCTACTTCATATACTGGAGGGGTTGCAATGGGTGTCTTACGAGCCTGCCGTGGTTTTGGAGGCTTATGAGACACACACGCACATCTACAGTAGCTAAAGCAGCCTCTAGCGCATGCCAAACCATCCCACTGGATAGTAGGACGCTTAAAGCAGCGCTTAGGACAACAGAAGTTCCTTTCATCTTCTAAAAGGTTGAGAGCACGGTTAAAAGATTGAGTAAGGTCTTGAATAACTTCAGCCATGATGGACTCATTGGATGAAGGGGTTTGGGACGGGGTCCCGGCAGATTGCAGGTCAGTAAACTGATACGCCATCTTTAATCAACTACACTTCCTGGGCAGGAGGATTCAACGCAGGGTCCAGCCGTTTTAAGACTATGGACTCCGCATCACGATAAGTGATGCGTCCGGCTAACAGCGAGATTGCTGTGGCACGGTCGTGTTTCTTCAACGCCCCCAGGATAGCTCTATCAAAGGAGCTGAAATACTCACGTCCGCATATAGCGGCTTCAACATAAGCTTCATGGAGTTGTTCCTGAATGGCCTCAAGGTCATCAGCTTCAATGTTCGTATAATTAAACTGACCTTCAATGCTGTCGGCATCGAGAGGAGCTGCATAAATGTTTCCATGATGTTTAACAAATCGTCTTTTCAGGAAGGTTTTCTGAGAAAGAGCGGTTGTCAACTCAATGTTTCCATCTTTTGCAGCGGTGGTATATTCCTGGCCAAGGCTCTGCATCACTTCAGCAATTGCTGCAAATGAGTACTTGCTCGAGGGAAGACGGCTGAACAGCACATCATCCCCAAAGCATGTAAATCCAACAGTTTCATCAAAAACTGAAAGTGATGTTTCGCCTGTAATCTGTCTAAACGCAAACCAATGGTAAATCAGATTGATTAGACAGTTCACAACAGTGGTCAAAGGATTGCCAGATGGGTTGCCATGGTGGAAGATATGAATTTCATTGTTGGACAACTGAAACGTTTCCTTGATCTCAGCAAGATAGACACGAAGTCTTGTCTCGCTGCGAGTTGGATCACGCCTCATCAAATATCCAATAATGATATCTGCCACCATGTCTTGCAGCAAACCCCATTGGTTTCCGTCAAAGTTTCCGAAATCGGCATCTGAAAAGTGTTCACCCTTCGTACGAAGGCGCTGAGCAAGCTCGGTCCACTCATATCCCTGTGGGTTGATTCCCACGGAATGGAATAGAGCATTCCT